GTACCATTGAGCGCATATCCGAACCCTACATTGTGTGGGGAAAGGTATTCGTTCAAACCAAAAGACACTCCTTACCTTAATCGGTAGGGAGTGTCTTCTTTTATTTTTCGCCGGAATACCCGTTCGCTCTGGCGCATTTCAGCGCACCCAAGATCATCTTGTCCTGAGCCAGCGTTCGTTCTTTCAGCTCATAAAGCGGAGTGCGGCGATGATCGTCCCATTCAATGAGCTGCTTTTTGTCATGAACGACTTGACCTTCATAGAGATTGATAACCTTGTCGAGCGTGATTTCTTTCAACACTTGCATTTTCTCACCCCTGAGCGTCCTCGTCTGAGGTTTCTTTTGACTTGACCTTAATGCCGTACAGAATGGCGAGTTCGGCAGTCCAAGCCGCAAACCAGCCGACCGTCAATTCTGTGTCAACCGTGTGGCCGCAGGCGTTCAAAATCAACACCACAACGGCATACCAAGTCAGATTAAAGATGGACAAGATCGTGAATTTCGTGCGCTTTCTCATTTTTTTCTTCTTCGGCTTAGGTTGCACTCGTTTACCACCCATAGGAAGCCCTCTCAGCGGCTCAGGAAGCGTTCATGCACGAAGCCAGTATAATTTACCCTCTTGTACGAGAAAGCCACATAGAGCCATTTAACGCCGTTTACAACGGTGTAGTAACCGTAGTTCTTGACGGTGGTTCCCTTGGGGATTGTCACCAGCACTTTACTGTCCGTCCCGGCAGCGTCACGAACATTCAGGCCAGCACCAGCGGTTACGGTGTAAGTGCCTGCCACAGCCTTATTGAAAGACCGTGCGATACCTTTTGCCTTGACCTCGGTGGTAGGAACGGGCTTGACCATTTCGGGCTGTGCGGGAATCACGGTTTTATCGTAGGTCACATAGGGGAGATGTCCGTGCTTCTTCCACATACGAGTATTGTACCCGTTTTTCTTCCCGATGTTACCGACAGCGGTGATCTGCACATTGTTCGCCCAACGAGGGGAACACTCGACCGCCAGACCGTTTCCGATATACACACCGATGTGTCCCGTAGTCCACACCACCTCACCGGGGTCAACCTTGTCCCACCCGGAAGCAGTAGCGTCCTTGCACCTCTTAATCATAGTGTCAGCGCCCTCGTCAGGTACGCCGTTGGTGGCGTATTTTGCGCCGCCGTAGGACTTGGTTTTATCACCAGTCCAGCCCCATAGAACGGCTTTGATAAGGTTCACACAGTCAAAGCCGAAGGTGTCAGGGGTCGCCGCCATAATCATAGAGGTACGAGCTGCCGCCATATTGTAGGGGTGGTTCTTGATATACCGAGACTTATTTGTGTCGGTCAGCGGCGCACCAAAGCACCCCATGACATACAGGGTCTTGTAGTGCTTGGCAATATCAACGACCTTGGCGACCAGTTCACTTGATTTCATCATAGCTTTTGCCCTCCTTGGTAGCGTCCAAAATGGCTTTGAACTTCGTAAATGCTTCTGCGATGTACTTGCAGGACACCATGAGTACCGCACCAATAATCACCAAATTGCTGAAAATATCCACATACTCAGTTGGAATTTCCCACCCGACCATATCCGCAAACAGCGGCAACGTGGTAATAGCTACACACAGTAGGGTCAGACCGCAGACAAAAGCGGCGATCTTCAAGCCTGAGTTTATCAGCTTTTCCTTGCTGAACGGTTCCAGCAGGATTTTGATGTTGTAATACAGAGAAAAGGACACATTGGAGAGGTAGGCACACAGAAAAATCAGCATCGCCCAGCCAATGTTCGTCAGGTTGTGCAAAATGGTTTCGAGCATAATTTTTACCTCCAATTTTTAATTTAGGTGAGTTAGGTGAGTAATCGGGCGTTTTTCCTATAAACTCCCTCTTATACACGCATACTAAGAAAAAGTTATAGGGATTTTGACCCGATTACTCACCTTTATCACCTTACTTTCGGGTCATGCAGGCTTGTGAAAGCCCTCCAAGTCCTCGATACGGTGGTTGATGACCTTGATCTGTTCTTCAACCACAGGTACACGCCTTGCGAAATTGTTGTGTTCCCGCACTTCACGGGTCAGTTCGTTCAACTTGGTTTCGATAACCGCCTGCTGCTTGTCCAGTTTTGCGTCAACCTTGCTGGCAGACTTGCCGGACGAGTAGATAATACCAAGCAGGCTCAGACCACCCGTGATAATAGCAACCAGAATTGCGTCACTCATGTCCTACCCCCTTTTTACTCGCCGGTGTATTCTTCCCAGCCAGCGGGATAAGCGTCCGGGGAATACACATTTCCGTCAATCAGACTGCGGTACAGCTTGTCGTTGTAACTTACAATGTCGCCCTTATTGTAAGCGTCATGAGCGCCTGTGGGCTGAGTCCACACGGGGTAGCCGGAGGGGGTCAGGCCAATCGGAGTGTAGAGAGCGGGAAGTGCGTCAGGCTTCCAATCTGCTTGGGAAGTGTGCGCCTGTACTACCTTGTAGAGCTGCGGGTCGCCTACACCGTTCACACCGTAGGTGAAATAATCACCAACAGCATAGGCATGACCGACCTGATAGGGGTCATAGATGGTTGCAACCACCATCGCAGAGTCTTCGTCAAGGCTTTTGGCGAACATCTGAACAGCCTTGCGGAACTGCTCAGAATTACGAATGTCGTTCGGGTCAGTCAGCAGAGCGGTCAGACTGGAAGCGTAAACGCCATCGTCCACTTCTTCGACCGAAACCGTTTCAGCACCGTCCAGTTCGGGGTGTCCGTTGACATGGTACACGGTGCCGTTCAAGGCAATACCCTGTGCATTGTCCTCGACCGTCAGGCCGTAGCAGCCGTTTTCCTGCATACATACCCAAGTTAGATTGCTCACAATGCCGAGAACTGCGTCCTTCTTGATGATTTTATACATGGCTTTTCCAACCTTTCTCGTCCGGGTAGAACCCGTACAATGATTTGAAATATTGATTGGTGCGCTGCCGCACCTTGAAGCTGTGACCTCGCTTCATGTGACCGTTGTAGGAGTCCACGGAACACCGAATGTCAGCCAAGGTCATTTCGCCCCGGTCGAGCTTTCCTCGGAAAGCCCTGAGCTTGTGTCGAACGATTTTTGTTGAGTCCTTGTTCATCTTCCGAACAACCTTGCCGGTCGGTGTGATGATGAACCTCGTTTTCAACCAGCGGTAATAATCTCTGAGAGGAATGACCCTCGTCTTCTTCAAGTTCAATTCCAGACCGCACTTCTCGCAGATGATCTTTAACCCGCCCATACAGAGATACAGGTCATCAATGTCAGGGCTGATTGCCACACCATCGTCCATGTATCGCTCATAGGCTTTGATACGGCAGACCTCTTTGAAATAGTGGTCAATCATATTGGGAAGCATGAGGGCGTTTGTCTGAGATACCTGACTGCCAAGACCCAAGCCCACAGAACCGAAGTCCGTAATAAAGCTGTTCGCAAGCTCCCTGATTTTCGGGTCATGAAGTCTGCGGTCGGCTTCACGGAACAGCGGCTCGTGTGGAGCTGAGTCAAAGAAGCTGTGAAAATCGTAAAGCAGAACCCCTCCTTCCAGACCGTACTTCCTGTAATGCCGTTGAAGGTAACAGGTCATACGGCGCAGGGCGAAGTCCATACCTCGGTGCTTCAAACTGGCTGAGTTGTCATAGATGAAACAGGCCGAATAGATGGGAACCAAGCAGTAGTCACACAGACACTTTTGAACCGCTCGTTCCGTGATGTGGACTGATCGGATATACCGCTTCTTTCCTCGCTCCATGATGGTGAAAGCGTGAAAGCCACGGTGCTTGAAGGTTTCATTTTGAAGTTCCCGATGGGTCTTTGCGATGATCGGAATGATATTGCCGATATACCGCTGAGTTGAGTTTTTCCAGTAGACACCCTTACAGCATTTCTTCCCGGAAAGGTAAAGGTGTCTGAACGAAAAGACTTCATCGAAATCACCACACTCTTTGCTTCGCCGCAGACGAGCTTCGTCCCGCTTGGCTTTCATGCGCTGATAACGGGCTTCTCTCCGTTCTTCACTTGTCATAGAAGGTTCCCCTCCGTACAGTCTTATTGTCGGGTACGGGTTCTAACTGCTTGTAGTACCAGCCATGAAATGAGCTACCGTACAATCGCTCACCATGCAAGAAGCGTCCGGCTGACTACATCGGGCGGGGTGTTTTGGCTTGGTAGCCGGGAACAAGCCCTCCCTCTGCAAAAGGTACTGATTTCGCCCAAAGGGGTTACTACGACTGACCTATGCGAAGTTGCAGAGTCCGAAGGACACGCCATTGGAGTTGCTGGCGTTGTTATTGTTGGCGTTGCCGTTGTTGTTCACATTACAGAAGTTGTTGGTGTTGCCGGAATTAGGAGAACGCTCCCACCAGTTGTTCGCAGAAACGGTAACAATTACAGGGCTTGACCCAATGAAAAACTCATGCCGGGAGGTCTTTATACCTCTCGTGGTCAGCTTTCCGAACCTTGGAGATAAGCTGTGCTTCGTCCGTGATGTACTCTCCAAATTCCTTCATAGCGTGGTCAATCCACGGACATTTTTCAGGGTTTTGAAGAATAGCGTCATAGAGTAAAGTCAGCTTCGGGCTGAGATTTTGAAGGGCGATGTTGGCGTTAATCAGGTGATCTCGCCGCATTTGCGCTTCATGCTGATTGTGCGGGTAGATGTTGTTCGCCGCTCGAACTTCCTCGTGAACCGTGGAAGCCAGCTCAAAGATACGGTTTGTCAGCAGAGGTGCGTATCTTTTAGGAGCCTTTGTGCAGACGGAGAAAGCGTGAAGCTCTAACCGTCTGGCGGTTTCGATGAACTGCATGGAGCTTTCGCCACGCATAGCTTTGATGACTGACACGCCAACATTCCTTTCTTACACCGCCCCTGACGGGGCGGGATCGATGTTGATGAAACCGGGGATTAAACGCAGAAGCCGAAGGACACGCCAAAGGAGTTGCTGGCGGAGATATTGCCGGCGGTGCCGCTGTAGCCCACACAACAGAAGTAGCCGGTGTCGCCGGAATAAGGAGAACGCTCCCACCAGTAGTACGCAGAACCATTGACCTTTTTGACCTTGCTGTTTCCGGCTTTGTAATACGCATATTGAGTACCTTCGCCGGGTACAGAATAAGTTGTAGTGCCGAAGATTTCTACTTCGGACAAAAGAAACAGCTTGTCGTGGGTGGTCTGCGTTCCAGATGTAGACCCGCCGCCTGTGCCAGACAGCTTGTTTACAGACTTCAAAACAATCTTCAAAGCGGCAGGAAGCTGGTTCAGCAGCGTTGCCATTGTGGAGGTACGCATGGTGGAACCATTCCAACCACCGCTATTTGTATTGGAGCCATTCATGGAATAGGTCGTGTTCAAACAATCGACCATCTGGAAAGTGATACCGGCTTTGGTACGAGTTCCGTCCTTGGTAGTCAAGGTATCGTGGTCAAAACCGATGATCTGGAACTGGTAGTTGACCCCATTAACGGCAACCGTTTTGGTGTCGCCTACCTTCCAATAATCTTGTGCCTTTCCCAATTTAGACACGATTGCGATGTTGTCCCAAGTGGTATCGTTCAAAGTGTCGCCCACCACAAAGGGGTAAATATACACGATACCGATGACTTCCAGCGTATAAACTCTGGTCTTCTGACTACCGTTGAAAACATACACGATAGTCCAGTCACCCAGCTCGGTCGGATAAAGCACGGCATAACCATTCGATTGTGCCGTTGCGGTCAGCGTTTTACCCCCCTTGCTCATGGTAACGGTTGTACCGCTGTCTGCCATGACATGAACTTCGGCGGGAGAACCCTTCTGGCTCAGAGCATACAGAGCGTCATTCACCGTGGGGTCGCTGCCGCTCAGTTCCAGTGCCGATTTGGTGGTGTCGGACAGCAGATTTGCCTTGCTCATGGCTGTGCCGACCACATCACAGCCTGCGGCGTTCAGACCAATGTCGAGGGTAGCGGTTCCGGCGAGAAGCTGTGTGCGCCATTCCTCGAAGGTTGCAGGCATATCGGTAGGAGCCTTGATAGACCGGGACTTACCGTTGCCCTTGATGACAGTATCTTTCATGAAATTTCCTCCTTACTCTCCGCAGTTATACAGACCAACATAGGCGAAAGCGTCCACCGTGCGGTCGATCTTGGAATACAGCTCGGTTTCTACCTCGGTCAGCGTTGTGTCGATGACATACAGGAGATATTCAATGTTGTTTGCCGTGGAAAAAGTGAGATTGTCCAGACTGCTCGGAACCAGCGGTGCGTCCGGGGGAAGCGTGAGCTGCTTTCGGAGAACCGTCAGGTTGTTCAAGTAGGCTTTCACGAGAGATTGGGTGGGCGTATCACCCATCGCCCAATTCGTCTTTGCCGCAACCACCACTGAGGAAGGGTCATACGGAACTTGGTAGATCGGGTCATCAGCGACTCCTTTCTCCGCTCGGTATGCCGCCAACTGTCCGGGGAGAGAAGTCATGCGGTTGGCGATATAGGCTACCGCCTGCCCCACACGGTTCATGTCCCCGTAATTGTAAGCACCCTTCATACCAGCCATGTACTCGGTCTTTTCCTCAGCGGAAAGGCTCGAAAGCCCTTCCGTGAGGATTTTGTTTTTCAGGGTAAAAACCCTGTCTACATCGGCCTGTGTGCGGTCGTAGACGAGATTATCAATAATACTCATATCAGACCTTTCACCTTCAACTTTCCGCTCAGAGAGCCGTTAAATGTGATCTCGTCCACCAAGATCAATGCGTCCATTTCATCGGTGTAGAGCGTCTGCAAGCCAATCACATCGCCCACTTCCAACTCAGGATTGCCACGGTATTTTGTCTGATAGGTGTTCTGCATTTGCAGATACTTTTTCACCTGATCGGCAAGAGCGGCGCACATCGTATCGTTGGTGATAAGGGGGTTTTCCTCCTTGTCGATTTCTCCATCGAGAGCTACGGGATAGGAAACGACCACCGAGTTCTCAGACAGAGTTTTACCGGTAACAACTACGGTTTTAGTGCCGGAGGATAACACCAAATCCGCAGCTCTGGCGTAAATGTTGGAGGATACCAACGAGCCGCCAGAAACAGAGATAGAAACATCTTGTGCAAGACCAGAGAACTCGACATGAAGCTGAGTTTCGGTGGTCGTTCCCTCGAAAAGTTTGGTGGTATCATTTGCCGCCGTGTACGCATACTTGGCGACAGACACCGCTTTGAGCTGGTCGATTTTTGCGATGGATTGGGAGTCCTTGTTAATCGAGTCAAAATCCAGCGTGAAGTCCGTTTCACGGTAGTAGAGCTTACTCACCCGCATACGGCGGTACGGCAGGCCACCGTCCATCGTTACCTCGATCTTGGTACAGTCAATCGCCGCTTCGCTGTTGACAAACACCTCCGCAGAAGTGATACCCTTTACGGTCTGCGTGTCCAGCAGCTTCGTCCCGGCATAATACTTCACCTGAATAGAGGTGGGGTACTCGTCCAAGGGGGTATCAAAACGGAGCGCCAGCACGGGAAGGTCGTGAGAAACATCAAAGGTCTTGGTGAAGGTCGGCTTCGTGGTATAAGTGCCATCTGCCGCAGTCATCGCTTCACTGATAAACCCTCGACCGGAGGGGTCGGTGTCTTCAACAATGACCTGATCTCCACCGTCCAGTGTCCAGCGGTTCAGTTCCAACGCCGCATAGGTGTTACCGACCTTATTGCCACGGTCAACAGTGTCCCACTCGCTGTACCACAGATGACCGTTATCCGCCCATACGCCGCTGTAAATACCAACCACAGTCACGCCGAAGGGCTTGATGTGAATGATATTGTCATCGTCTGTAAACAGGCGGCAGCGGCAGGCGTGAGCGATCAGTTGCAGACAATTCATGTGCGAGTCAATAGGAAGCGCCGCCGTAGTGAACATCTGCTTCAAGGTTGGGTCAATCACCCAAGGGTGCGTACCCTGCGCTGTCAGCGTCAGGTCTGCGTCCAAAAGCACTTCCTCAGCCATGTCATAGAAGTTTTTGGAACCGAGCTTGCTCTTGTAGAAGGTTCCGGTCAGACTTCCAACCAGACCTGTCCCTGTGAAGGTGGCCTGATTTTTGGCGGCTTTCGGTTTGCTGTTCAACACATACTTGTCCGCTTTCAGCCACTCAACCTTACCCGTGGGAAGCATATAACCGTATCGGAGAGAAATCGGTGACTTCTTATCCAGATAGGCATAAATGCCTTTCGGGTTATCCGGGTCATAATTGTGTTCATAGTCCAAAAGAACAAACTGCATGGTTTCCTGCGGCAGTCTGCGGGAGAGCGGGTCTACATCGTGAGACTCCTTGATGGAAACAATGTCATCATTTCCAAATTTCTTCTGCACACCGTAGAGAACCTGTTGCAACCGAGGTCGGCGGTACGGGAGGGTGTTCCCCATCGTCAACACGATCTTGTCGCAAGAAGCGACCTTCGTGTTGATGACCAACTCTGTCCCTTCTACGGGAAGGGTCAGGCTTTCCAGCACCGCCCCATTCAGGTAGAAATCAACCGTCACGGTGTCAGGCCATTCCTGATAGCGGGTGTCAAAAGTCAGGGTGATGCCGGGGAAGGTATGAGGATTGCTGAAAGCACGGGTCAGCACCGCAGGGGTGGTGAACTTGCCCTCAGCATTGCTCATGTGGCTTGAAACAAAGCCGTCATACATTGTCCCGAAAGAAGGAACGATGACCGTATTTCCGTCCAGCGCCCATCGGTTTAGTTCCAACGCCGCATAGGACTCCTGATAATCATATCCGTAGTCCAGCGTGTCGAACTCAGAATAGCTCTGCGCCCCGTTGCTGACCCAATTACCGTCTGTTGCCGCTGCCGTGTCCACCTGAGAGAAGGTGATCTCTACAAAGGACTGCTCACGAAGCAAAGACTTCATCGACAGCTTGTAAGCGTTGCTTACCTGTTTCACGGCTATACCTCCTTAGAACGGTTCGCCGCAGTCAATGATGTTGACTTTGCAGTTGATGTAGTCCGCAGGAAGCCCCGTGTTCGGGTCAAGATGGTACGGGGTAGCCGTGCGGTCGCCGGGGTACATCTTTCGGGTTGTCCAACGGTTGTTTACCATGTCAGGATAAGTGACCGTCACAAAGAAATTCTTATCAAAAATCTGTAACATGGCAGACCACTGTTCCGCTGTCAAGTAGCCCCAAAAAAGATTGTTGAGCTTCTGTTGATCTCTACCTACCTTCTGGCCTACCACAACGCCGTTGGCGTTTCTGGCAGAGTCTACGATAGTGGCAGACAGCAGCTCTAAGCCCCTGCGGGGCTGAGGAAACTTTGTGCCATTGATTGTAATGAAACTTTGCATTTCCTCAGCCCTCCTTAGTAGGCATTACTGAAAGCACCGGTATTCACACGAACACCTCTGGCTCGGTTATAACGGTCATAAGACTCACCGATCTGATTGTCACCAATATTCACGGAGAAGTCCTTTTCCTCAACGACATTCAGCAGAGCGTAAATAGCAGCGATCACGCCGTCATTGGCAACGGATACGCCAGCGGAGATACCCTCAACGATCTGGTCATTGTTGGCAACCGCCGTTCTGCGCCCCATCGCACCGACCATTTCCGCACCCGCTTCACGGGCGATAAAAAGCTGTCCTTCGTTCGGGAAGCCGCCGTCTTCAAAGAACGGAATGTGCGGAATATCCACCAATCGAATATCAAACGCAGGAATAAGCGTGATACCCATGACAGACAGGCCATTGAACTGGATATGGAACATATCATTGATTGCGTCAATGACACCGTTCACAAGTCCAATGATGGAGTTCGCCATCTGTCGCACAAAGCGAGTAATGGGGTTATCGTCCAGCGTCCATGCCGCATACGACAGGGACAGACCCGCCGCCAGTACCGCAAGGCCAAGACCAACACCCGCACCGCTCAGGCACAGCAGGACACCGAGAACGATCAATGCGCCGCTGAGAATACCCGTGATGACCGATACGACCTTCTTAATGGAATTAACAACAAAATCCCAATTCAGAGTAGCAACAGCGCCAAGGCTCAATGCGCCAGCCGCCATCAGGCCAAGGCCGAGAGGAAGGGCGACTCCGCTTAGAGCAAGGATAGCGCCGACCGCCAAGAGAGCGCCGCCGACAACGGTGGTAATCATGCTGATCTTCTGCTGAACATTGTCGGAGAGATCATTCCAGTTCGGCATGATAGCCGTACCCATTGTGACCGCACCCGCCGCCAGCAGAGCCAGACCCAACGGAATATTCGCCCCGGAGAACGCCAGTGCCGCACCGATAGCGAGGAACGCCACAGATACGACCGTGGTAATAATGGCAATCACATTCTGGATTTCATCGCTCAGGCCATTCCAGTTGAGAGCCATTACGGAAACCAGAGAAGTAGCACCAATCGCCATCAGCGCAATACCGAGGGGCATACACCCGGAGAAAGCGAGGATAGCGCCGAGTGCCAAGGTTGCTCCACTAACCAGCAATCCTACTCTGGACAAGGGAGAAGCCAGAGCGTCCGGGATACTGTTCCAGTTTAGAGCTGCGGCAGATACGAGCGTAACAGCACCAACAGCCATCAGCGCAATACCCAGCCCGGTTGCGACCCCGGTAAAGGCCAACATAGCGCCTACCGCCAGAGAAGCACCCGCCAGAACTCCCGTTAAGGTGGTCAAAGCGTCAGTGAGGTGTCGGTCACTGTTATGCCAGTTGATAACAGCGGCAGATACAAGGCTTGCCCCTCCCAAGGCCATCAAAGCGATACCAAGAGGAAGGTTCGCCCCGGAGAACGCCATAATTGCGCCAAGAGCCAGCAGGAAGCCGCCGACAACACCTGTAATGAGAGCCAGCGTACTTGCCAGTTCGCTACTCATAGCAGTCCAATTCAGCCCAACGGTAGCCGCAAGGCCGACCGCACCCGCCGCCATCAGGCCGACACCCAGCGGAATATTCACACCGGTTACGACCAGAATTGCACCTACCGCCAGCATAAAGCCGGAAACAATCGTGGTGATCTCTGCGAGAGTGTCCTCAATCATCTTCTTGATTTCACCAATGCGGGTCTGCACAGCGTCACCAAGGAAATCGTAGGTGGGCAAATCGAAATCAAATCCGCCTGCGCCACCAGCACCCGCCCCGGAACCGCTTCCCGTGTTGGGAGCAAAGACATTCAGCTCGTCAAAGCCTGCGGTGTACTGCTTCAACTTCTTGGCAGCACCGGCAGCGTCATCGAGATTATCAGCCAAAGACCCAGCGCCGACAGCAGCGCTATTCACTCCTGAATAGTCCACCTCCGTCAACTTGAAACCCGCAAGGTTGGCAAGGGCATTGGCGATTTCTCGAATGACCTGAACAACAGCGATTGCATAGGGAAGAATTGCGTTCAGTGCGGGAATGAAGATGTTACCGATCGCTCGTGCGGCCTGTGTAAGCTGTGCCTGCAAGATACGAAGCAGGTTTGCAGGAGCTTCCAGCGTTCTCGCCATATCACCCTGAGCGGTTGTCACCTGAGTCATAATGGCGTAGTATCTCAGCTCGGCCTTTTCTGCCTGCGTCATGTTTGCAACGCTTTCCTTGATACCAAGGTTCAAAGCGGTCTGCTCCAACCGTGCCTGCGACAAATCGTAGCCCAAGCGCCGCAGAGGTTCCAACTCACCGGAAATACCGGACTGTAACTTCTGCATAGCGTCTTCAATGGAAATATTGAAGAAGGAAGAAATATCGTAGCCGAGCTGTGTCAGGTTTTGGCTCATGAGCTGCGCTCGTTCAGCCGTGTCACCGAAGCCGGTCAGCAGCGTGTTGAAAACGCCCTGATTGCGGAGCCACTGTGCCGGGTCAATACCCATAACATCGGATACCTTTTCAGCGTAGTTCTGAGCTTCGGCGGCGTACTGCCCCAAGGCGACCGTGAACAGGTTCAAGTCTTCTTGGTACTTGTTGGACTCCGTGACCGCCTGTGCAACGAAATGACCGATTTTGCGGAAAGTGATTGCAACAGCGGCGACATTCAACGCTTTCAATCCGCTTGTGAACTTCCCGGTCGTGGTGGTTGCTTTACGGGCAGAAGCGTTGTATTTCTCCGTGCTGGTAATCAGCTTTTGGATTTTGGACGGAAACGCCGAGAAACCGTTGGACACCTTCTGCATTTCATCGGCAAAAGGCTTCATGGC